TTAAAGTTTTACAACGTTAGCTGCTTGTGGTCCACGAGCACCTTGCTCGATGTCGAAAGATACTTCTTGACCTTCGTCAAGAGATTTGAAACCTTCGCCTTGGATCGCTGAGAAGTGTACGAAAACGTCGTCTCCACCTTCAACTTCGATGAAACCGAAACCTTTTTCTGCGTTGAACCATTTCACTTTACCGTTTTCCATAATTGTTGCCTCCTACGTGCTTGTGCACAAATTATTACTATTCTTGCGATATCAGGCGAAAAGCAAATCTTGTTCTTCCCTTACATACCGAACAAAAATAATTCTTCTATAGAATAACAGGTATGCGCACATTAATCAAGCCAATCCGATAGAAGTCAGACCTTTATTTTATTTATGGGGATTTTCCACATAAAAAGAACGTTTCCCGATGGAAACGTTCTTAGCGATGACCTGTGAGGGACTTGAACCCCCGACCCCTTCCCTGTCAAGGAAGTCAAAAAACGTACTTGTATGTATCAAATGTTCTACAATGGATAACCCCTATAGACCACTTCACGTTAGTATTTCACACTTACTATTATAAGGTGGTCATTTCAAAATGTAAAGTGGTTTATGGAATTAACCTGTAGTTTTATCACAGGAAATAATCATCAATCCTTTTTGAGTGAAATCTTTATGTACTACCTTGTATGTACCTTCAAATTGAAAGGTGTGATCTGTTACAAGCAATTCCCTATTTGTAGGATTATCCTGAACCATCAAGATGATTTGATTATTCTCCACTCTAATTTGATTTCCCTCTAAAGAGAAACTTTTGTTATCTACAATGGCATGGACATCAATAGGAGGTAAATCAATGGTTGTATATTGAGGTCTTCCCCTGTTATCGAGTATCGGTTTTCCATTTGCATCTACTAATAGAACTTTTTCAGTTCCTCCTGGTATCTTCAAACTAAAATTGCAATGTCTCATTAAGGCTTTATACTTCCCACCTCGTTTAGATACCGTTTCACTCACAATTAGATAAGGTTCATCAGCATACTTTACTACATCTCCACGATTTATTTTATCAATAGTATGGATGTACCTATGCTCAGAATCCTTTAGAGGGGAACGTGATACAATTGCCCTCTTATCCTCTTCATTTACAGATACACTCTCTCCCGCAGATTCAAATATGAAGTCTAAATCCGATTGGTTTACATTAAACATCTAACTCACCTCGTTTCTAATCTTGAAATAGCATGAAAAAGTTTGATTCATTTTGTATTTCATCATCATCTTTAAGCAATCGAATTTTCCTGTCCAATTGATCAATACGAGCCATAAGAGACTCAGCAAAGTCACTAATGGTCATATCATCAATCTTATAACTCTTTAGATTGGCTGGATTATTAGCAATGGATTCGAGGATTGCCAATGCTGAACGGTAAATATTCTTCTTATTTGTGGCTGATTGAGGTCTGTATTCTGCTTGTGGATCAAGATTATTCTCCTGAAGGTAAATTACCAGTTCTTCTGGTGATAATTGAATCCCTTTTGTCTCTAATTCTAAGCGCTGCTTATTGTTCATTACTCCATCTCCTTTACAAAATAAAAAACCCACTTTATAAGTGAGTTTAAAAATGTTCCTTCTCAATATTTTTTAATATTTCAGTTATTGAAATATGTTTAGTTCCATTCTCTTCTAATTCAAGTAAGAAACCAATTGGAAAATCTTCTCTTGTTCTGTTTCGAAGTTTATTAAAATCTATATTAATGGCTTCTATTTCATTTTTTAGATAAGTAGAGTCATTTGCATTTTCCTTGAAGAGAAAATGTAATTCATTATTATGCAAAAGCCATGCCTTAGAACTTTTTTTATAGGGATTCTCTTCAACAAAATTCCCTTTATAATTGAACTTTGGATAATCGTCTTTTATACCATATATTGAAAAGTGCCTATCAAATCGATGGATATTTAACCTTATTTTAAGGTTTAAATTTTTCAGTTCGGCTATAACTTCATTTTCTTTTTTAGTAACGCTAAATCCATATTTCTCAAAGAAATTGCTAAATTCCTCTATTGTAAGATCAATTTTATTTTCAAGATTTTTTTTATAATGGGGTAATCCTTCGTATTTTTCAATTTGCGAATTATAAGCAACTAAATTTCGCTTAATCTCATTCAATAATACTTCATTTTCTTTTTTTTCGTCTTCTATTTTTTTATTTTGTTTTCCTAAGTTTTCAAAACCCATTGTTATCTCCTCCTCTTTCTCTAGGTATTTCGACACAAAGGTAGATATTTCCTTCTTAATCTTGTATAGTTGTCAAAATTCCATTTTCAAAGTACAAATACCTATAGTCTCTATAGACCCATTGCTCACTAACACTAGTTGCAGTAGTAGTCCGATTTACTTTAATCGGTTCACCCCATTTTGAATTTCTAACCTCTTCAGCAGTCATTCCAATTGTAGGTAGGGGTTTCTTATCATACTCTGCTTGTGCCTCTTCTCTTTCTGCTAAAGATGTAAACTCACTTTGCCATTCTTCCTCTGTGAAATACTGACTCACTAATTGCTTAATTTTTTCTTCTCCGATTCCATCATATTTGGGATCAATACGTGACAAATAGTCCAAGGTGGTTGATTCATAACCACTTCCCTCAATATTCTGCATTGCAAGACCATAATATACGACATTTTGCAACTCAGGATTTGTAAGAACTTGCTTTTCTGCTTTCCTTAGGACATAAAAGTTTTTACTTTCTATGTCTTTAATAAGATTTGTAAATTCTTGATCCTTGTTATACTTTTCCTTATCAGACATAATACCATTCACTTTACTTTGGTATTCCTCACTTAACCATTCAAGGTGATAAGGTTCATTATAATTATTAGTTAAGTATGTATAGATTGTATCAATGTCTTTATCTGTCACCAGTGACTCCATCGTGCTGATATAGATATTCTCCGCTTCCTTCTTTGACTCTTCACTCTTTAATTCATTGTAAGTATCGTTGTACACCATAAAGAAAAGGTCATGCTCCTCTTTATCTAAGTGATCCTGTAATACCTTAATACCCTTTTCCTCTTCCTTACTAATTGCTTCAGTTTTACTTTTAACAACAGGTTCTTTGGTGGATGTTGCACATGATGATAATAAGACAGTAATGCTAAGTAGGAATAACCGCTTAAACAAAAATATCCCTCCTATTATCAGATAGTAATATTTTACCACCTATTCAGGAAGGATAGATCATTTATTTCTTTTTTTTGTTAATTACTTCTTTCGCATTCTGTATTGTTTCTTCACTTAAATTGCTCAAGGTGCTTAGTAAGAAATCAAACAGTAATATAATTTTGAGTGAATTGTTTTTATGTCCATAGTCTACATATCCACCGTGAAGAATGGCGTGTCTGCTGATATCTGATTCAATATCTTTTCCGTGTTCAAATTGCACTAAGATATATTCTATATAGTATTTTTCCAAACCTTGTTCAAATGAATAGAACGACTTACTTTCATCTACATTTAATAGATGTGATAAGTATACTTTTTGATGATATCCACTCATTTGCCCCCTATGTTTGAAGGCTTTTGCAATAATGCCTTCTAATTGAGGAATGAGGGTAGGTATAGAAGCATTGTAATTTTGTTGCTTATGACACCTTATCGCACTTCTGAGTATAGAAATTCGGTCTGAAATTAATCCTCTACTTTCCCACTCGGAAGTTAATTCTTCAATAAGATGATCGTCATAATAACTTTCCATTAAAGGATCAATATAATCTCTAACATATTCAACACCATGCTCATAATAGTCATTTACAATCATACGCATTTCAGGTACTGAGAGACTCTTATGTGGTGGATAACCTAGTTCAACTATAATTGGTTTAAACTTATCAATATCATTTGCTGCTTCCCTTAATTGTTTACCCAACTCTTCAAATGATGCTCGGAGGTTAGTAAAACCTTCTCCAAAAATATTGTTGATCGGTTTCAGTGACTCACTAAAAGACTCACCAAATGCTCTAATTGATTTATAAAAGTCCTCCGAAAAAAAATTACCCATCTGTAACACCCCTAGTAATCTTAATAAACTAATTTTACCATTTATTTTCCTGGGTGTGTAAATTGATATGCTGGGCGACTCTAATTCCAAAATAGGGGTATCGGGTGGATCAAAAAGCATGAAAAAAAGGTGTTTTCACACCCTCAATAAACTGGAGATAAGATTCATTCGCACCGCCGAAGCACCTAGTTAACATAATGTACATTATAGGTAGTTAATTTCAACTTAATCAAACTACTGATATTAAAGGATTTACCTCTACTTCGTCCGTTCTTCTAGTTGACAATAATATACCACTATTATTTTTCATATGCAACCTTTTATATATAACAGGTGCGAGCAAGTCGATATTACATCAAACTCACGCACACCCCACCAACACTGGATTCTGATTAATTTTCTACCGTTTCATTTGCTTTTTTATCAAGGGGGTCACTTTCCTTACCTTGGGGGTCTACTACACTCTCACCCATTAGTCTCTCCTTCTCCTGCCTTACATCAGTTGTATAAGGGGATTTCTCAAGTAGTGACTCCAAACTATACCCCTGAATCTCACGCAACACCTTAAGATTCTCGATGATTTCCTTATCATTGCTTGGTTGAGCATTCTGGAACACTACATCCAACGTATCATAATCATCATCACTAAATCTAATCGCTTTATACTCATCTAATAAATGTCTTACCTTATCGAATCTTTCCTCAATGCCTTCCCTCATGAACATCTCATTCATTCCTGCTTTAATCTCAGCGAGTTGGAATAGGAGTTTGATACTTACCTCACTAAGATTACTTACATCTGTCTTATTCAAAGATACTGCTGGTGTTGAAGATACATCCAATAATGATTGAAGCAATGTCTTATAGATCGTTTGGAATGTCTGATGATCCATCTGGCCGGATATAAACTTTGCTTCTGCTCCATCATCTAAACTTAATCCTTTACCTATAACCTCTGATGGCAATGCTTCACCTTTAAGTTGCTGCCCAACTGTCACAAGGATTGGATCAATAAACTTATAGAATGAATCTGTATACTTACTAATAAGATCCTCCATGTTATCCAGTATCCCTATCCAATCATCCAACTCACTTCTACCATCTGTATCACTTAACTCATTCTCGTTATGATAAATGATTGGTAAGCCACTTAGATTAGCATGCTGCTCCACTAACCTTATCTCTCCACCCTTATTGTTGTAACTCTCTACTACATCGTCCTTGTACACAATGTAATACTCAATGGCATCGCTCATATAGGCTTCTATAAAGGCGATAAGGTTGTTTTGATGGTCATAGACAGGATAGCCCTCTGAAGGGTCAATCAACTTAGATTTAATCATTCCCTTGTCCATATAGAGGTATTCAGCCACACTTCCATACTTCAATACCTTATCCAAAATCTTAATGTTAATCCTATTGTACTTACCTTTGCGGTTAATCTTTTGATACTCCCCAACAACTTCATCTTTCCCTGTAAGAGTTAAAGGATTTTGCAGGAGATATGATTTCTGGAAATTTAATAGCGTCTTAGCATATTGCAGAACAATCTTTCTGGGATTAAACTCCTTACCATTGTATTTATAACCTGACCTACTCAAAATTTTATGCTTTCCATTGAGATAATCTTTCTTATCAAAGATATCTTGTATGCGCTGTTGATTGGCAATTGATTGTACTTCTTCGACAAACCAATATCTTTCACCGTCATACTTTTCCTGTATGTATTTTTCTAAATTCATTCAAATTCCTCCTTCTGGAAAGTTCATATTGAACCGCACAAATAAGGTCAGGTACACTTTGCACCTAACCTCAGATATCTACATAGTATTTGGCTTGCTTCATTGCCTGGCATGACATGGCAACAGATATTACTAAGTCATCATGCAGATTAGCGCCCCTCTTATTCCCCATCTTGCCATTATTATCTTGGTATATCTTCATTTCTTCCAATGTATCTATACACTCTATATTGATAAGCCCTAATTCAAAGTTTTCCTTTAAGTCATTGATGATAATTGGTTTAGTCACATTTGTAGTCATAAACCCTAATTGCAAGCGTTTCTTACCCTTCTGATCAAATACCTTTTGCTTCAATAAGTTCATGTAATTGTACTCTTTCCTTAGTTTCTCAAGGAGTGGTAAGCCATAACTGTTCCTCTCTACACAAAGGAAAGCATAATTAAAAAACCTGCCTACATCATTCACTATTTCAGCGAATTTATAGACAGGAATATCATTTGCATAGAATGAAGCCATTTGTTGACCATCAGCGTTAAACACACTCATTGTGGAATTATCATTTCCTCCACCAGTTCCAGAAGCCACATCCACTCCTGCATAGCAACGAACTTTTCTTTTAGGAAGATGGTAAATATAGAGGTTTTTATTCAGATATGGATGAAGACTCTGAGGTATTTCATTGACAATATCATTCGTATCCAAAGGTGGTAACAAGTTATTTAACCGTTCAATTATCTTTTTAGTATCAAATATTGTCTTGTTACTCTCTGCAAATGCTTCATCAGGAGTTGTTGGAAATTCCCTTTGAAACTTCTCTAAACTATTAGTCTCGATATAATACCGCCTAAACATTAATTGCCTGAATGTAGCACCATGCTTACTATGTAGATCCTTCTCTTCAAACTCAAGGTCTTTCTTGCTCATTCTAGTCCCTTTATTATGCAATCGGAACCATGTCTCGGCTTCGTCAAAACTATGCTTAAATTGGGTACTGTAAGCCTTAGCCAACCAACTATAAAAGTGTGCTTTCCATACAGATTCCTTACCTCTATGCGCTTTCATAAACATCTCCTGATAGACGTTGTAGCCCATAGCCGTACTCTCAATGACAATCTTACTGTTAGGGTTTTTAGCCAATGCAGGGATACTTGTAGCAATAATCTCTTCCTGTTGCTCATTTGGATATTTAGCCATTTCTGAAAGGTGAATCAATTCAAAGGTATTCCCAGAAATAGAATCCTCTCCACCTGCAGTAGCAACCATTATCCTTGATCCATTGCTCATGTAGATTTCATCCCTATTGCTGATTTCTAACTTTGGAAACAATGAAGGGTACTTATCATGAGGTAAGGAGATATACATCTTCTTTAACTTACGGAATAGGGACTGTGTGACCTTATTATGGTGAGTCATTATGATATATGAGGTATCTGACTTAGTGATTGCAGAATAAAGCATATAAGCCAATGACCATGTTGTGAAGCCTATCTGTCTCCCTTTGAGGATGATATTGTATTTAACCATTTCATTTGTGAACTGTTCCTGCTCAGGGTTTAATATAAAAGGAACACTGTCGCCATTATTATCAATAATTTTAATGAAATTCTTTGCAAAGAGTCGGAAATCCCCCATAACCCTCTGTAATGCTTTACTATTCTTACTGGTCGCCTTAGTTTTAATCGCCATCTATTCACCTCCAATATAAAAAGGAGTGCCATAATGACACCCCTTAACTCAAATCTAATCCGCTATCCTCTTCATCGTCTTCTTCAACAACTGGCACAAATGTCTTCGCTGCTAATTTTGCATTCGTTTGGATATCCTTCTGAATCGTTAAAAATAGACGGATGAATTTTTCATCACCTTCTTTTGCTTGGCTTACGATATTTTTATAGATCATGTCATAATCATTCGCTACTTTACTATCCAGCAGAAGTAAGACTAATGATTTATATTCCTGTGTCTTCTCCCACCTAATAAAGCCATTAATAGTCTTTAATCCAACTGTTTTTAAAAACTCTGCTTCTGATTTCTTTGCCATCTCTTGTACAAATCTAATATCATGTTTCCATTCAAAATACTGCCGTTTCTTAGACTCTGTTTGCTTCAACGCTTCGTATATATTCATTACTCCTCATCTCCAAATCAGCAAATAAATACAAAAACGAAAGTGTGCTTATCTGCTATATATAGAATCAAGGATGATTAACCTTAGGATATATTAGTAATTAATTAATAATTAAATTTAAAACTAACAATTATAATAAGTCGGTCAATTTTCCCTTTATTTAATATATAGCAAAAAAGCACATATTCGATTTTCAATAATTAGAAGGGGATACTCTCCAATGGGATATCTACTGACTCTCCCTCTAATACACCCTTTAACATTTCCATTTCCTCTTTCTTCTCCTGGTAATACTCGGCTCTAGTTTGAACCTTAATCTTTGCATAAGATTGTGGCTTATCGCTAAATTCACCAATCGTCCTGATGCTATATGTATTAGCCATTCTTTCTTTGTTTGGTAATCCAAGTACAAAACTTTTTTGATTAATCATACAATCAATCATTTTATATTTTTTCAGCACATCAAGGTAATTCGTCAATGTCCTCAATGGTATACCAGTTTCTTCAGCCATACTCTCAACTGAGCAATCATATCCCCAATTAAATATGTCACATCTATGCTTCAGGTAACTGTATAAGAAGAATCCACCACAACCAATTTTGTCATTATCCATACAGAACATGAATACTTCAAATGGAATCGAATGAGTGTTGTCGATGTTGAAAAATGTACCGTCAATTTCTCCATCCTCATCATAGGCTTTCTTCCATTCCTCATCATGCACATGTCTGTAAAATGCTCTGGTTGGCATTTTAACAGTAAACTTACGATTCATGGTTGATTTATATAAGTCCTTCTCCTCTTCTTCAAGGTCACTAAACATCATAAAGTTTAGATCATTTTCATTGTCATCATATGACCAAGCAATGGGGTAATCCTTCTGGGTAGATGTAAACTCCATTTGATCCAATAGACCATCTTTTTTAATCAATGGATTGATGCTTCGAGTATTAGGAGAGTAACCCAAAATCTCTCTAATCTTGTTCCCGTCAATATGACCATTAATCCCAAACTTACAGTACCTGTACAGATAAGTAATCAGATACAGGTAACTATAAGCAAAGGTTAGTTGCTGAGTATTGTGTATGGATTCTTTTAGTTCTTTAAAAATCTCGTTTGGCATAAAAAATACTTCTTTTTCGTTAAAGTTTACACATTTCTCAATTTCGTTGTATTTCATTGGATTATTTCCTCCGATTTTTTCATTAGAATTTATGATTATTTAGATTGTTTGTACTCGTCCAAAGCCGTTTGTAATTCAGCGTTAATTAGATATTGACTGAATAAACGTCCACTTTTAGGCTCAATTGCTACAAGGATATATTTAATCCCTTTAGTAGAAAGGAAATCTGAAAGTTTCTTGTTATAGCAATAGAAAAAAGAATGCTTCAAGTTTTTCACCTCGTCTCCTGAACATGATTTAATGTAAAAATTAAGTTCATTCTCTGTGTACTGTATATCTTAGCGAGATATATTTTTTTCGCACATGAAATTTAATAGTATGTATATTTAAAGAACCGTTTACCAGTTAGCGCAAAACTAATCACATTCTCCAATTGATCCTTGGAGACTGTATTTCTGACCTCTCCTTTTCCTTCTTTAAATTGATTTCTTAATGAAAAATGTTGATTAGGAAGTTCTAAGGGCAAAGAAAAAGCCCCCTGCAATTCAGCAAGGGGTAAATTAGTTTGAAGAAAGCCTTCAGTATTCAGTTTTATTTTTGCCTTAGTTTTATACTCCTTTTGTAAGGCTTCATAATCAGCCGTTGATGTATCATTAAGTAGATCAATTAATTCCTCAAAGCCAAGTAGTTTTAAATATGCATTATGTACTGGCTTAAAGGAATTGTTATAGTGACCTAAGAAACTGGAATCAACGCACAACAATAACATCTTACCCACTTTAGATTCTGGAAGTGGTAGACCATAGTAACTCCACATTGTCAGTGCGGTACTCATTGCATATTTCTTTGTGTAATTACCACTATGGACTTTTAATAAGGCGTTAATGTTCGCAGTTTGGGGATTCACATAATCATCTTCATTAATTCTTACAACATGATTGCACCATGACTTTCCTTTATGGAGTGCTAAGTCGATACCTATCGCCTTTCTCTGCTCTTCCTGATTGGCAACAAAGATTTTATTGAAGTTATAGAAGTAATTGATTTCGTTACCCTTAACATATCTTTCAATTGCACAACCTAGTAAAGAATCAAGATCATCTGTAAGCATTAATGAATTTTGACCTTGTTTCATATCGGAACACCACAACGGAAATCTTTCTTTTAATTCTTTCTTCATTACACAGTGAAAGAGAAAATCTCCCACTTATCCTTTTAAGGTAAAACATCCTCTGACAACAATTATTTATGTCGCCTATAACCATCAAACTCTCCATTAAGAAAAATTTGACGTCCTCCTTTTACTCCATGACCATATTGTTGAAGTTTTTATCCTTAGTTACTCCAACGGCCAAATAAAATAAAAGGAAGTGGTTATGACGAGTTTCTGAAACCTTTCACATATTCACCTCCATCTTTCGATTAAATTTTGATTATTTTTGGTCTATGTATGACCTATATTTATCTATTTTTATGTTGGACATATCTGAGTTACCTCTCTCATACCTTGAGATTAAACTCTGGGAACACCCTATGTATTTCGCTAATTCTGTATGTGTAATTTTCTTTTTACGTCTTAATAAGAAATAGTATTCTTTTTTAGTCATCATCCTTTTATCTCCCTGATTAAATGAAAAGAGGAAGGTTCACAATGAACCATCCCCTCATTTATGTATTGAATTATGAAACAGTTACTACTGCTACTGCTTTAGGACTTGCAACCTTCAAAGTCGCTTCAGCAACGATTTGAGCCTTGTTGTTATCACCAGTTTTAGCGAGCGCTTCTACTTGTGGTTGACGAAGGTAAGCAAGGTCAACGTATGAATCCTTGAAGAAAACTACTTTATCTGCAGGGATGTGAGCAGATAGAACAAATTGAACACGACTATAGTTAGTATTGATGGAATCAACCAATAGACCAAAGTCAGTAGTTACATGAGTGTATCCGTATTTATCAGCATAGATTTGGTCAATTTGCTCCTTAAGGTCAGCATTAACAAAAGCGTATACATTACCTGATCCAAGATTTTTTGACCACAGGTTACGCATAGCCTTTTTAACGTCTGCTTCTGCAATTTCACCGCTAACTTCAACTGCATTAGTTTGGTCTGCTTGAGCAATTAGACCAGCCATTTGACGTTTATATGGCGCTGCAGAACCATCGTTTTTGATACCTAGGATGAACTTTTTCTCCATATTAACTTTCAATTCAAGAAGACGATCAGCCACCTCTTGATTAAGTTGAGTGGATTTCATTGCATCTGCAGTACCTGAGATTTGTACACCGACCTTGAAAATTTCAAGAATATTGTTCAATTCAGCACGAGCAGATTCATGGAAAGTAATATCATCGGAACCCTCTACGGCTGAAATATCGTCAAGTGTATTCAATGTCTTTTCTCTCCATGTATAAATGGTGCTAAGTGCTTTTTCTACATTACCTTTAGCCATAAGCATAGATGTAAATGGAGTTTCCTGAACACCGATTACTGCGATTTCTTTAGATAGTGAAATTTGCTCTTTTTCTGTGAAATTAGTTGATTTAAACATATAATAGGTCTCCTTTAGCGGTTAGGTCGCTACCCAATATTTTTACTTAAATAGATTTGCTAATTTAGATTGCAACATACCGCCAACATCTTTCTTTTGTTCGGCAATGGTATATGGATCGGCTTTCACATGATCCTTTGGTACATATCCCATACTGGCTTTCATTTCAGCCAACAGTGATTGGAATGACTCAATCTGAGATTTCAAGTCATCGGAATTTTGGGCATTAAAAAAACCAGCAAACTGTTCAAGGTTTACTGATTTCAATTCTAAGGATTTCTCCTTTTCCCATAATTCATTTTGTTTAGTCTCAAGAGCCAACTCTTCCTCTGACTTCTCTTTCGGCTTGTATTGGATTAAGTCATCCCTTTCAGCCACCAACAAGTCATAATCTGCTTTGGATACAGTTTCTACTTCTTCTTGCTGAATTTGTTCTTTGTTTTCCTCCATCTTTTAACCTCCTTTGCAAATATTATCTGCCTTCAAACTCGAAAGTTAATTCGTCCAATTCAAAGGCAGTACACATCCAATTTAAAAGCAAAATCATTTGATTTAAGGCGTTTTAAACTATTTGGAGTATATTTACCCTCCCAGCCCTTAAAACGGCTAATTCGCCTTTATTTTTCGTTCTGTAATTGGGAGATTTGATTTTCCAATCTTTCTAGTGATTGAACGATCTTATCCTGGGCTTCGTTTTGCTTGTCGATTTGAAAATACATCTTCTCTTCACGCTGCTTTGCTTCTTTCCTAGTATCAATTAGAAGCCACAGAAACAGGCACGCAAAGATACCATTACTAAGTATTTGATCCAGTGGCAATTGTGTTATGTCCAAATCCAGTTACCTCCTTACTTATTTTCAAAATAGATGATTGCTAATACGACTACTGTTAGACAAATAGTTTGTACTACTGTCATTGTCTACACCTCCTGATTAGATTGATGACTATATCCTCCACTCATATTTATGACAAAAAAAAGAGAGTAGCCCCGTGAGGAACTACTCAATCAAAAAATGGAAGTCAACATGTGAGGTTGACTATAGGAGGTTGTAAAATTAGGTGTTCAAGGTTGTTAACCTTTAGACCTGAAGGAAATATCCTTCATTCGTTGTCATTTTGTAATGGCAGCCAATGAAACATACTTACTTTTCTTCCTTAAGTGGAGATTCAATAAACGTTGATTTAACGAAGTTTCAAGGGTGTAGGTGTTTTTCGGGATTATCATATCAATGGTTAGAGCCACTTCCAAACTTGGACATTTTCTTCCTTTAACGGTGATTCAATAAACGTTGATATATCAACGTTTATAAGTACCATGTATTTTTTCAGTGCTTATAAAGTAAGGGGTAAAGGTACACAAAAAACGGTAGCAACTATCTATGATTTAAAATATGTATTTTATCTAGTTATATTTTTCTTCCTTTAACGGTCATCCATGAAAAATGATCAGAACGTTGTAATCTCAACTTTAATTGTAAGTAGGTTAGGTTCTTATTTTAAGCAGTGCTTATTTTTCAACGGTTAATACTAATTGATTTTTTCTTCCTTTAACGGAGATTCAAGAAATCCCTTTGTATCAAGGGTTTATCAGGTCTCCATTTTTCAAGGTGTTGATGTATCAAGGGTTGAAGCCACTTCCAATAGGTTGCATATTCTCATTTTTTCTTCCACTCAGATAAATAAACTCTACTTCAAACTTTCTTTTCCTATTGTCGATTTTCAAAACCCTTACACGCCATAGGTTAAAGGGTTACTAAACTGACAATTATTGTTCTAAATTAGCACTTTCCTATCATAGTAACAGAAAAACTAAAAAGGCTGTATCCTTTGGGACATAAGGAATTCAAGATTTTTCAATTGGTCGTTCTCTTTCTATTCTTAGTAACAGAAAAACCGAAAACGGCTGTACCCTTTGGGGGACAAGGGTTACATGGTGTTTTCTATTTTTCTTCGCTAGTGCAGTTTCTTTCTATTCGTAGTAACAGAAAAACAAAAAATGGCTGTATCCATTGTGGCACAAGGGATTTGGCTAATTTTCTAACCCCTTAACATTCGTCCTCTTTTTATCATAGTAACTGAAAACTTAAAGATGCCTGAATGCCTTGTAAGACAAGGTTTCCAATTAACCTCAAACTTCAAAAAAGCATCTTTTCTATTCATAGTAACAAAAATATCAATAACTCCTTTATTACTTGGTAGACAAGGGTTTGATCCTTGTTTCTAATTGTCCACACTCGTTCTTCTCTCATAGTTACTAAAAAACTAAAATCTGCTCAACCCGTTGAAGCACATGAGGTATAGGATTTCCAAAAAGCGTTACATTTCTTACCATCAAACTTAAACTACCCTGATCCCTCTTTCTTTCATAGTAACTAAGATTCTAAAAAATCCTGTAGGCATTGATACTTATGCATTCCAAGGTGATTTCTATTTTCCTAAATGTCCACATTTTTTCAACCCCCACACTTGACATACATCCTCACCGCCCCTTACTTTTGGTTGAGGTGTATGGACAACGGCTAGGCAAGTATAGTTGTTGCCTACTATCTACGACAAAAAAATAATCAAAGATAATAGGCAAGCGACACCTTTTGTATATCGGGTTATGAAATCCGTATAGTATAAGCCCCTATTAGTCGTGGAGTATTAATCCGAATAAGTCTACTGTCAAAAGTTCGCCCATGACAGGAGAGTGTGACTTATCTTGCAAGCATATCTGCTTCAAACTTTCCCACCGAACCGTTAATGGTCGTTCGCACCATTCAGTAAGATCAGTAATAGGGAACTGATTATCTTACCTATCTCCATTTATGTGCGTTGGCTGGATCAATACCTGACGATGGATATTTAGAGTCGATTTATCGGCAACCTCGACTGGAACACCCTAAAAAAGACAATGAGAAACTAGACCTTGCATAGTATGGGTTTTTTTCATACAATGAAGGTAGGGATAATTCCATATTAAGTTATGGGATTTGTTAGAGTTTCAAGGGGGTTAGGTGTTGGTAGCACTTAGCCCCTTTTTATTTTCTTTCCATATACGTTTTTAGACTTGGTACTCTGGAAACGTTGCGAGAGTAAGTTTTACAAAGTCGTATGCTTCGAACTTCTTCCAAAGTACATAAATAGACTCGATACGCTACAAGTATTGGGATCAATGGGTTTTTTAGATGTCCATTTTTATCGCTTCTCTTTCTTCCCTATACATATTTAGACTCGACCCATGGTGAAGTGTTGATTAACCTAGTATTTTCAAGGGTTCTAAACTTGGATATGAAGTTTTCTATTTTCCTGATTCTCCTCAGTAAGCCGAATCACTCGGAAATAACTGCTTAATCTCACCCGTAAAGAAATCATAAAACACCGCCATTTCCCCACCATCCATGTCCAAAATACGCTTACCATAAGGAAGTACGTTAAAGTCCTCTACAACGATTGCTGACATGTCAAAGTGATCCTTGATCCAGTTAAGTACCTTGCCCTCATATTGTTTATTCATTTTTCTCATTCTCCTTTTGATTGGATTGTATAAACGCTCTAATATCCTCAATTGTTAGCCCTAGATGTTTGGCTTCCTTAATCAGTAGTAACCACTCATGATCTAGGTTTCTCATCCTAGACCTCTAAGTTGTTTAGAGGGTTAAAACGATCATTCTGTTCCCTCAGATCATTCCCCCACATGGCTGCATACCTCTCAGTGACCGCTATCGTACTGTGTCGCATGAGTTTCTGAATGGCGAAGGTACTCATACCAGATTGGATACAACGCTGGCAGAACGTATGTCTGAACGTATGGGCTGATAGCCGTACATCCTTGAAGTTCATAATTTTGGATAATCTTTTGAAAACGTTCTTTACGGCATTAGGAGTCATTTGTTTATTCGATCGGTTAGTAAAGACATAATCATTCATGCTATCCCTTCCAAAATACTGCTCACAGAAGGTCTTATAAGCGGACATTTCTTTAATCAACTTATCAGTAACCGGAATTGTCTCACGCTTTCGATTCTTGCCGAAAACAGAAAGGGAATGTCCCTTAAAATCAATATCTGACCATTTCATGTTGCACATTTCAGATAATCGAATCCCTGTACCTAATAAACAAACAATAATGGAGTAATCTCTATAGGAGTGGAAGGCATGTTCACGATTCTTTAATCGTCTGTAGTAATTGAGCATTTGCTTAATATGATAATCGTTGAATACTTCAATCCGTATATCTTCTTTTGCTCGTTGGATCTTCTTTGCAGGATTCTTTTCAACAACTTCACATTCAATCATGTAATTGTAGAACGCTCTAATTCTTTGGAGTTTGGAGTTTGTAGTAGTGGCATTATTACCACTCTTCTGACATTGGATGAGATATTTTTTGACAGTATTAGTGGTAACATCTTCAACATTGAGGATTTCGTGTTCATTACAATACTTCAGAAAATGACCCAGAATATCTTTGTAACCAGTAATGGTTGTGGACGATAAGTTTTTAAAAACTCGATCATCCAGAAAATCTTGGAGTGCAAATTTTAACAACAAAAAAACCAC